CGATAGGGAGGCCGCCGTAGCCGGGGTTAATTGCCCCGATGGTTAGTTCGGTGGTCATGCGAGGTCCTCCTCGCTGATCGGCGCGCCCGCGTGTGAGTACCAGGCGCGGAAGTCGGTCGCCGTCCTGTTCGAGACGCGCAGCCGGCCAGGCGTGGCCACGACCATGTCGCCCTCCATGGCCCACACGGCGGCGCCGGGGCCAACAAGGAAGACCGTGCCTTCGCTGTCGGTGGTGATGGTTTTCCGAGCGATCTTGGCGATTGCGGGGGCGTTGTCGCGGGTGAGGCGGACGGCTCGCACCATAACGCGCTCCTGGTACGTTTGCACGCCGTCAAGACCGGCGAACGGGTCAAAACTGGTCATTTTCTACATCCTTAGCTGTGTGAATGAGTGTGCGAACCGCGAGCGCGGCTTGCTGAGGTACGACGCCGTTGCCGAGCATCCTGAGTTGTCGTTCGCGGCTTAGGTTGAGGTCGGGGCTGGTGACGTGCCCGTCGGGGAGTCCCATGAGCCATTCGACGAACTTTGCGGATAGCTGGGGTTTGCCGCCTGCGCGGCGTGGGGGTGTCGTGGGTTGGGGGGCGGCCCGTCCCGTGACTTGTTCCCACCTGGCGATTGCTGGCGCGTATGGTCCGTAGGCGGTCATAATCGCGTTTGCCACTTCGTTCATGGTTGGCCCGTATCCTGTGCCCGAGTAGGCGGCGTTTACTGCCTGTGGTGTGGGGAGTAGGCCGCCGGTTGGGAGTAGGTTGTTTTCGACGATGATTGCTAGGTCTGTGACGCGGTCCCTGCCTGGCTTCTTGCGCAGGTGTTCGGACGGGCTGTTTCCCGAGGGCTGTGCGACCGGCGTGGGGAGTAGCTGCACTGCCTGGGTGAGGCTGTGGCCTGTGCCGTCCTGGTGGCGGCCCGCTTTGTGGTCCGACGCGGTCGGGGTTGGCATCAGAGTGCCGAGACCTGGTCCTGTAGGCTCACGCTGTGGCCGCCATCCCTGCGCTTGTCGGGGTGCTGCGGGCCGCCGCATGTCCCAAGGTTGGCCGTCGGGGTAGCCAATAAGGAAGAATCGGGCGCGCTGGTGGGGTGCGCCTGCGTCGGAAGCTCGTATAACACGCCATACTGTGCTGTACCCGAGGTCGGCCAGGTCTCCTGCCACACGGCCGGCTGCCCTGAGAGCAGGTCGAGCTGCTCGGTCTCCCAGCATTGCCGGCTCTTGCTCCACCGGGCTATAGGCTCGCGCACTGAGTGCTCCTAACACGTTCTCCCACACGACGAGGCGGGGTCTGATGGTTTCGATGGCGGCGGCCATGGATTCCCACAGGCCCGAGCGGGTGCCCGAGGCCATGCCTGCGCGTTTGCCTGCGAGGCTGAGGTCCTGGCAGGGTGAGCCGCCGCAAATGATGTCGACGGGTTCGACCTCATCCCAGTTGATCTGGGTGATGTCGCCGAGGTTCGGTGTGTCAGGCCAGCGCACCTGCGCGAGCCTGCACGGCCCCTTCTCTACGTCGCTGGTCCACGCGACCCGCGCGTCAGGGTCCACGGCCATTGCGACCCCCATGTCGAGGCCCCCGTAGCCGGTGAACAACGATCCTATGGTGGTCATGACCTGCCGCTTTCATCGATGACGGCTGCGATGTCGTCGCGGATGTTCGTCAGGTGCTGGTTCGTGATGTCGGCGGCCTTGTCGCTTCGCAGGCTGTCAATGTCCGCAATGGCCTTGTTGATTGCGTCGCGCATTTCCTGCAGGCGCTCGGCGGCTTCACGGGTGCTCTTGTAGGTGGCTGCTATGAAGTCCGCGAGCGCGTCTGCCTGCGCGCGTGCGTTGATGGCTTCGCGTAGCCGCTTGGTGTTGTAGCGGGGTTTGGGGGGCCAGGGGGCGATCATGCTGCGTCACCGTCCATGCCGAATAGGTCGAGGGGTGCTTCGATGCCGTGCTTGAAGCGTTCCTTGATGAGCGGGATGTACCGGTCGTCGAGTTCGCAGCCGACCGCCTGCGTGTTCTCCATTGCGGCGGCTTGTAGGGTGGTGCCCGATCCGGCGAACGGTTCGAGGATCAACGAGCCCGGGCGCACGACCAGGCGCACCAGGTATCGCATGAGTTCGAGGGGTTTCACGGTGACGTGCTGTACCCCCCCCACCTTCGGGCGTTCACTTGTGGGTGCCTTGGGCTGGTATCGGAATACGGGCCACGTGTGGTCGGGGGTTCCCTGTTTTACGGCGGCGGCCATGGCTTGTTCGCCCATGAGCAGGTTCGGCGGGTACAGGCCGTTGACTGCGTCCATGCCTGCGCGGATGTTCATTGCGCCTGTGCCGTGCTCGCGCACGTTGTTGACGAGTGTGCCGTCAAGGGGGCGTCGAGCAACAACGATGGGTTCCCACGCGGGCTTCAGTCCGACGCCCCATCCTTCCCAGGCTTTGGCTTCGTCGGTGATGGGTTCGCCGGTGGCGCTTGTCTTATAGCTAGATATATTTGTTGCAACGGCGCTTGTATCCCAGCGTTCAATCACGCGCCCCTCGCGTTGGTCGAGGACGCTCGCGTCGCGGTCGAACGCGGATGAGAGGTCCATTCCGGCGGGTTTGCCGTCTGCGCGTATCCAGGCCATGGCGTCGCGGATCTCGAAGCCGGCGTCCTCGAGGCCGCTCGTGAGCCGGTGGTAGGTGCGCGGCGCACTGAACGCGAGCAGATAGCCGCCGGGCTTGAGGACGCGCAGCGCCTCCTCACCCCATGACTGCGCCCACGACTGAAAACCCGTCGGGGTGGCCGTGTCCCACTTTTCACCTGCGAAGCTGATGCCGTACGGGGGGTCGGTGATGACGGCGTCGAAGTGCTGGTCGGGATACGTGCGCATGATGTCCCTGCAGTCGCCCTGGTGGAGGGTGATTCCGTCGTACAGGTCGATGCTGTTCACGCTGCGCCTCCGTTCGGGTCGGTGTCGTCCCCGTAGTCGAAGATGGGGGCCTGTTCGTCGATGATTTCGACCTCAGCTTCGGGTGCCGGTTCGGGTTCGGGCTGGGCGTGGTTGCTGTTGTAGATCGCCAGCAGCTCCGTGTGGAGGGTGGCTGCTTGTTCGTCGTTGAGGGCGTTGACGGCGACGATCTGGCCGAGGCAACGCTTGCACAAGTCCGCGTAGGCGGCCTGGGTGAAGTCGAGGGTTTGCAGGCCCTTTGCGACGCTGGCTTGTGCGGGGGTGAGGGGCTTGTCGAGGGGTGTGGGCTGTGCGGGTGTCGCCGCGGGCTTCGGGCTGTCCTTGGGCTTCGCCGGGGCAGGCTTGGCGGGCGCCTCGTTCACGATCTCCGCTTCGAGGACTTCGCCCGTGTCGGTGATCGTCGCCCCGAAGTCCTCGGGACTGTAGATCATGCCCATGAGGGCTTCTGATGCGCCCTGACGTGCTACCTCGGTAATTGCGCGGGCCCTGAGCATCTGGGTGGGGTACTGGGACCAGGGGCCTCGCTGTCCCCACAAGCCGGCCTTGACGGCCTTGTCTTTGTCCCACGTGACGGTGAACTCGAACTTCTTGTCGTCCGCGCGGATCAGCGTCGCGGTCACGCTCTCGGGGCTGTTTTCGACGATCCTGAGCGTGTGGCCCGCGCGGCGGATCACCGCTGCCATGAGGTCTGAGGACAGGGTCGCCCTTCCGTTGATGACGGCGATAGAGGCGAGCGCCTGCAGGGGTTCGAGGCCGAGGGCCGCGCCGGTTTCGGCGGCGACGAACGC